GGGCGTCGGAGACGCTGCACCCCGGAAAAAAGGCGGGGGTATTGTGCAGAAAACGCTTGTTTCTGATATACGTCGGTATATCTGTGACTTGCATATATCCCAGCATATAGCATTTCATATATCCCAACATAATATTACATAAGGCTAACGCCTTATATAGTAATATTGAGAAAGGTCGGGCTATCGCCCTTCCCCTTTCTGTACGTCTCCCTTCGGGGACTACGAAAGGAGATCCTTTCACCTTCCCCCCTCCCCCCCAACGATGAACCAAGACCCCAAGCACAAGAAACGCCGGCCCCACTACGCCAACTACTGGCGAGCCAAGTGGAAGAACAAACGCGAAGCTATGACTACGCACCTGGACGCACTCAACACCGCCAAGATCCTCAAGGCCGACGAGCGGGTGCGCCAAGTCCAGGCGATCACCCATATGCTTCCGACCGAACCGATGACCGCTACCCGGCTCAGAGATCAAGTCGCCGAGAACTGGAACTCAGTCTACGGTGAGGACTTGAACTCGACCCGCGCCTGGTGTCTCGTCCGGCTCTGCATCCAGCGTGGCCTTTTCTTCAAGGATAAGAACTCGCTCTACACGGTCGCTGAAATTCATTGACCATCCGGCATAACAGACCCAAGTTGACCTCGCCTTGAGATTCACGACTTCCGAATTGGAGCAGCTTGACGCCACGAAAGCGGTTGTCTCCTCTGTCGCCCAGCATCTGATTGAAGCGTATGTTGCTGCTCAAGCTAGCGAAAGGATTCCCCAAAGGGCGAAGAAGGCCGCCCATTGGTTAATCGACGATGCTGCCGAACTCGCGCTTGTACTCCAGCAATTGGAGAAGTTCAAGAATCCGTGAGCGACAAGCTATCAGACGAGTGGAGTAAGTTCCTGTCCAGGCTACACCCTGCGGAACTTGAGGCGCTCAAAGCGGCCGGCATTGATCCCGGTAACCCAAGTAACGCCGAGCCTCCCCTGCCCCATCGTTACATCTACGGCGACTCTTACGAAAACAAGCTCTCACTACAGGAGTTCTGGCGCAAGGAGAACGAGGGCGAATCAAGCGTCTATGGGTCGCTTGCTTCTATCGTTGCCAAGGTAATCGATGCTTTCGATTGCACCAATAACAAGGAAGTACTCCTGCACAATGATTGCGTCCGAATCGCCCTTGGATACCGAAACTACAAGTCGATGGCTGACTTAGCCAACAAGTACAACCTCACGCGAGCTGCCGTATCCTGGAGGGTAAAGAAAATACAGGCTCGCATTGGAACGGAGCCTAGCATCTATATGCGGAGTGAATCAACCTGTCAGAAGATCCGCCAGAAGGCGTTGAAGAAGAAATGACCGTCCGACCTGTAGACATCGCCGAGCGTCTTGGACTCGCGCGCCAGACCATCAACGGCTTCATCCGACAAGGGATGCCCATCACGTCTATCGAGGACGCCGAAGCCTGGTATCACCAACGCTCGGCGCGCCGGGATCAGAACCTGACGCCAGACCAGCAGCACGAAGATGATGACAAGGACTTCGCCGAAATCGTCGAGAAACACCGCCGACTGAAAGCGCGAGCCTACGATCAGTACGAGGAAGACCTTAGTAACCGAGACCAGAATCAATCCAAGAGTTATGCCACCTATGACAAGTTGGTGAAGACGCTGGTGTCGTTGGAGCGCGAACTCCACGCCCGGAATATCGCTGCCAAGGAGTACATTAAGACCCAAACTGCCATCGAACGGTTTGGCAGGGTTGTACTTTCCATCCGTAACGAACTTACTCAGCTCTCCACGAAGATTGCCGTTAAGGCTAACCCCGACTCTCCAGGCACGGCAATGAAAGCCATCGACGTGGAGATTACCAATATCCTCAACCGCCTATCGGGACAGACTGATGATGCCAAGGAAGCCGTACAGGAAATCGTGATACTGGATGCTCCGAATGAAGAAGTCGCAACTGATAAACCAGATGAAATTGAACCCGACGGAGATCCAGTTTGAGAACGCCCTTCGGAGTCTGTTAGCCCCAGACCCGGACGGAGATATCATCGATTGGTTGGAGAAGAATATCAAGAATGTGCCGTACTCCCCACAACCGGGGCCATTCCGAATTGAGTCAACCCCATATCTTGCCCCTATCCTCCGGGCGCTTCAAGACCCAGAGGTTGAGACCATCGTCGTTATGGGCAACGTCCAGTCTGGTAAATCAATGGTGCTAGAGCTATGGTCAGCCTTTGTACCGTCGCGAACTCCCGGCCCGATGCTCTTGCTCCAGGATGTGGACTTAAATGCGCAGGACTGGCAACAGACACGCTTACGTCCGCTATGGGACAACACGCCTTCCACCAAGGCTCGTATCTCCCAGATTGATCGCAGTAAGTGGCATACCACTCAGTTTGAACGCAATGTGACTTGGGTTCTGGGTGCGAACAATGAGCGCAACCTCCAGCGCCGATCAATTCGTTTCCTTGGGGGAGACGAGTGCTGGCAATGGCCTAAGGGTCACCTCAAACAAGCGATGGCTCGTCGAACCGCCTTTACCTGGCAGGGCAAGTCCGTCTTTGTTTCACAAGGGGGCGTGGATGGGGACGATTTTACGGATTTATTTTATTCCACAGACCGGGGCGAATGGTCATTCACCTGTGTGTCGTGCAACACGCGACAGCCTTTTGAGTGGATACAGATTAAGTACCCGGAGACCGCCAAGACCGCTAATGGTTGGGATTTGGACAAGGTAAAGGCCGGCACGACCTATGAGTGCAAACATTGCAAGCACTCTTACCTTGATCGCAATAGCGTCCGGGCAGAGATGGCTGCCAGCGCTGAATATGTTCCGCTTAACCCGGCAGCACCCAAAGGTCGCCGGGGGTTTCATTTCAATGCCCTTTCAATGCTCTGGGGTCTTTCGTGGGGCGACCTAGCCGTCGAGTGCATCGAGGCGTCCCAGTCGTTCGATAGCGGTGGCGACGAGACCAAGCGCCGGGACTTTAAGCAAAAGCGCCTAGCCCTACCTTGGTCAGATGACCCGGATGATGGTAGCGGTGAAATCTTACCTAGCGGATATATGCTCCAGGAAGAATGGATTGACGAGGGGGCTAACTACCAAGGACGGCTCACCCCACCGCCTTACACGGAGGAAATGGCAGCCACACCTAATTTTACGAAGCTTCGGTTCTTAACTATCGACGTCCAGCGCAAGGGGTTCTTCTGCCTTGTCCGCTCCTGGAGCGTCGAAGGCAGGTCTCGATTGGTGTGGTGGGGCTATGTTGATACTTGGGAACAGGTACGAGCTGAACAGATCAAGCACAAGGTAAGCCCTAACTTTGTCTTCGTGGACTCTGGGGACGGCCCCAATATGGACGAAGTATACCGCAATTGTGCATCCTACGGCTGGAACGCCACCAAGGGGTCAGGTAACAATGAGTTCCCTTGGCGCGTCCAAACGCCCTACGGTCTAAAAATAGCCTACCGCCCATACGCCCCGGCGAAGATCATCCAGGTCGGGAAGCAGTCTTGCCGTATGTTTATGTTTTCCAATCTTGTGCTGAAGGACAGCCTTACCCGGCTGCGTAGATTGGGACACCATACCTACGCGCAGGACTCCGGGGATGAGTACCGTAAGCAGATGCAATCGGAACACCGAACCACCACCGAGACCGGGAAGCCAGTATGGGTGCAGATTGGCGAACGACCTAATCACCTGTTTGACTGCGAGACAATGGGTATCCTGCCGGCCTTGATGGCAAAGCTTGTTGGCAGGGGTAAGAATAAGAACGCGACCGACGAAAAGACAGTTGACAACGCTGAAGACAAGCCAAAGGTGAACGAGTAGCCTGTCCGCTATAATATTCGCCTGGGTGGCTCTCAAGCGGTGTCGTTGTTGGTAGCGGACAGGCTATCCCCTTGACCGATGGCAAAGGCATATGGCATTCGTGCATTATCGTGGGTCTACCTCACCCAAGGGCATTTTTATGACCCTGAATGTGGTTGATATTGAAGAGATCAAGGCAAAAGCCGTTTCCTTAGTCAAAGAAGGTAAGACAATTATGGAATACCGGGATAGCGGTACGGACATCCGCAAGGACTGGCCCATTGATCCCCCGACCATCTTACTGGAGTGCCGATATGCCCTGCAGCTTAAACGTCCCGAAATTTATGGAGCAATTGACCGTTGCCGTGTAGGCAATATGTTGAATAACTTCCGGGGACTATAACCTCTATGGCGCGCAAAAAGACTACCAAAAAGACCCCCATTAATCTTGGCGGGTCTGAACCCTTGAAGAAACAAGCTACTGGCGGCCCCGGTATCTTCTCTAATTTCGAGTCCGCAAAGTTCTCGAATAAGCGTTCTTGGATTTGGTCGTCTTGGCCGACGGATTTCAAGAAGACTATGACGGTCTTCGACCGTCTTGAGACTACGCGCAAGATGCGCTGGATGGAGTTGAATTCTGGCATCATCCGTCAGGTTCTGTCGGATATGGCGCTTTATAGCGTCGGTGACGGTATCAAAGCTACCGCCCGGACTGGTAGCGGTATTCTAGACAAAGAATACGAAGAGTATTTTGACGATTGGGCGCGCAATCCTTGCGACATCACCGGGCGGTTTAATTTCTACGAGATTCAGCATATCGTCACACGCCTGGTGTATCGAGATGGCGAATGTTTCATTTTAAAGACCAGAGACCAATCCGGGCAGCCACGGCTCCAAATGATTGAAGCTCACCGTGTCTCAAGCGCCCAAAGTGGCGCTCCCCCTCCCGACGAAGTTGACGGCATTAAGTTCGGAAAATACGGCAAGCCTGAGTGGTACAATATTATGCGTTCTGACGGATCTAGCCGTCGAGTTCCTGCTGGGGCTGTGATGCATATCTATGAGCCTGAAGTCGCTTCTGGCGCTCGCGCGTATAGCCCCCTCCAGCACTCGATCAACAACATCGTTGATATGCTGGAAATCATCAGCCTAGAGAAGTTTGCCGTCAAGATGAACAGCGACATCGTGCGTACCCTTACTCGCGAGACCGCCCAGTTCGACGGCGCACAGTCCGACTTTGAAGCCTTTGGTATGCGCCCACAGGGTTTCAATGATGGCGTTACTGATCCCAATGAGGCTTCTACCTTTATTGGTGGTAAAATCTTAGCGTTAAGCCCTGGTGAAAAACTAGAATCTTTTGTCTCAAATCGCCCCAACCCGACTTTTAACGGATTTATGGAGCATCTAATTCGCGACAGCCTTGCGGGGATCTTGCCCTATGAGTTTGTCCACGACCCAGCAAAGGCCGGCGGTGCTTCTATGCGCCTTATCGTGGCGAAGGCAGCGCGCAAATTTGCTCATTTTCAATCTGTTTTGATTAACCGATTACTTACTCCTGTCTGGGGTTATGTAATTGGTGATGCAATTGATTGCACCAACGCTCGTTCTTGTGAGAATTGGAACAAGGTGCTTTGGACTACTCCTAAGTCCGTAACCGTCGATGCCGGCCGTGATGCTGCTCAAAATCGTGCAGACATTGAATTTGGTCTCAAGACCATTGGTGACAACTGCCTGGAAGAAGGTGAACACTTCTCCACTATGGTTCGTCGTCGTGCCATTGAAGCCAAACTGTTCAAGGATATGGCTAAGGAATACGACGTACCGCTGTGGATGCTCATCAAGCCCACCAATGTCGCCCTTCAGGATATTACCGCCGAGGAGCCGAAAGAAGAAGACGAAAAGGACACCGACGAAGATATGGACGAGAAGTCCAGCGCCGAAGTATCCAACGAAGGCAAGGAAGTTGAAGAAGACGATGCCGAGTCGGATGAACTTGAAGACCCACAGGGTAAGTAATTTTTCTTTTTATTTTTTATACCATATGCGACACCTTATCAAAGCGATGAAGACCGGGCGACCCCTGATGATTCATCCATCAACTGCAAAGTCTCACATTGACCGCTTTCAGGCGCTTGAGATCACCACGGACACCAACGCATCCGAGGTCTCTGCTATCCTCAAGATGATGTTTGGCGAACAGCCCAAGATGGAGATTGTCGGCAAGACTGCTGTTATCCCGGTCAAAGGCGTCATCGGGCGCGGTCTCTCTGACATCGAGAAGATGTGCAATGGGGTAGATGTGAACGACATCTCCGCAAATATTGACGAAGCCGTAGCCAACCCCGCCGTCGAGAAGGTCGTCCTGGACTTCGACTCCCCCGGCGGTAGCACCGATGGTCTGGGAGAGCTTGCCGAGAAGATTCGCACGATGCCTAAGCATTGCGAATCCTATTGCGAAGACGCCTGTCTTTCGGCAGCCTATTACCTAGGCTCACAGGCAAAGCGCTTCAGCATCACTAAATCAGCCGAAATCGGCTCCGTCGGTGTATATATGGCCTTTCCTGATGTGTCCGAAGCCTACGCAATGGACGGCGTTAAGATGGAGGTCATCAAGTCCGGCAAGTACAAGGCTATCGGTATGGAAGGCACTAGCCTCACCGATGATCAACGCAAGTACCTCCAGGACGACGTAAACCAGACCCACGCCGAGTTTAAGGATACGGTCAAATCCGTCCGTAAATTTGTTAAGGACGATGATATGGAAGGTCAGTCCTTCGTCGGCAAAAAGGCCGCTGATAAGGGCTTTGTGACCGGGATCGTCAGCGGTATGGAAGATGTCCTATCCGAGTACATCGTTTGACACCCGGCTAACAGCAATACCTGCTATGACCATCGAAGAACGCCTTAATTCGCTCAAGGAAGCCTTCACCGGGAAGGCCGCCGAAGCTGAAGCCTCGTCCGTCGAACTTACTGCGACCAAGGAAGCCCTTGCGTCGAAGGAAGCCGAACTGAACGAATTCTCCTCCAAGTTTGCCGATTCTGTTGGTGCTGTCGAAAAGATGGCTGCCAAGGTTATCGAATTGGAAACCGCCCTCG